GCTGTCTCCGATAAATCGGGGGTACCTTCCACTGCACCACTTTGCAGTATAGTATTCCAATTCCTAAAAGGAGCACTGGCTGAAATACACCAATTGCTCTCAGTACAAATATTTTTTGAAATAGAATCTCATTTTAAAAGGTGGGGAATGAGACAGTTCACCCACCAGTTTTTACGTCACTAGTGTCCAACTACACTATCCCTAAATAGGGACTTCGGGGATCGCCCGCGTGGGAATACAATTATGCAGCAATACAAGAAATATATAAACGCAAAGTAAGATCATGCAAGATCACACATAAAAGGCGCAAATGTTTTGGGATTACCCCCGGGTGTTAGCGCACACCCTACACCTCGAGCCCGCATCAGCATGCGCCTCGAGCAACTCCTCGTACGTTGGAAAGGTACTTTTTTGAACAAAGTTCTTAAGCCCGCTTTTTGTAACAATACGATTCATTTTGATGACATTATCATCGAACACATCAATACCGTATTGGAAAAATTCACCAATAGCTGAACGGATTGATTGCATGGCCTGCTCTTCAGAGCAGACTGATCGACTTGCAACACATGAAGTGAGCATTTTCTCGATGGAGTCCCACTCCAACGGACAAGCAATGCGTCCCTCAGTGGGAACGAATCGACGCTTCAAAAAAGATGCCTCGGAAATATGAATGTAAGGTACGGATTCAGATTCCTTGTCAGCCATTGTGTAGACAACGTCATACTTGGCCAATTGACGAGAAATTGTGGTATGATTGAACCAAGGAGTGCACTCAGATACACCAAAGATATTATCATCGCCATAAGTCATTAGAGCCACATGCTCTTTGAAGGATGAGACATCATGTAATGGATTCAACTCCATATAGATATACCTCAAATACAGTGAGTTGACAATACAATTCACAATGACTGTCAATGCATGGCCCGACGGATTGGATCCGAAGAATTCCACAAAGTCACCCTGTACATCTGTAAGGGGATAAGCTACATCGTGTGCAATACACAAGATAGCAAGTAGATCCTCTTCAGATCTTCCAGCAGCACGCAAAACGCGAATGATCACATCAAAAGCAGCCAAAATGAACAAAGGCGACATACGCTTATCAAATTTCGCATAGTCACCAGCCACAATTCGATCTTCACCAAATTTTGTGATGTGATTGTAAAGGTGTTCCCATTCACAACTGTTGCAATTCAAGCCAGGGGCTCCTTCAAAGATTGTGTGATTCAATTGAAATACGCGCACAAAAGACAATAACTGTTGTCGCATAACAAATTGCCACGCAGCTGGACCACCCATGAAGCCACGAGTTTTCTTGATCCTGATCTTTTCTTGAGATACAGGTTCATCTTTCAAACTCATAACGAAAACAGGCATATACCGCTCACCGCGAGAATAAACATCACGGATTAAACGAATCTCTTCTTGAACTTCCTCAACATACTGTACAGCATCCGCCCATTCATCCACTTCCTCACAAGGAACAATAAATTGTGCTTTGGATTTGCGATATGGGTAACCCATACTAGTTTGTCGATTGATTTTGTCCAAGAATTTCACACCCGGATAACCATTCATGGTAGTTTTATCATCTAACTTGATCAACTCAGAGAGTTGCTCAGTATTCAAGTTTTCAATGATATCATCGGCAAAAGATTGAACGCACTCATCCAAAACTCCCTTATCAAAGAGATAATTCTGAGTCAGAGTGGGTTCGACATTTTTATGCCAAACCTCTGGTCCTTTCATTACGGGTTGACCGTGCTTGCGCTCAAACCCTTCTTGCTGGGCAGCTTTGGCAATGAATGTTGGGCCAACACGTGACTTCATACATTTCCTAAAAGAACTACGGGGAGTACTTCCGTAAATATGAGCTTGTCCTTCATCCGGCCAATACAACACCGATTTTGGATGCAATTTGCCCAAAGGATCCACCAGCTTCGGTTCACCACATTGGATTTGTGCACCAAAAAACATAATGGCATTGTCAACATCCTGAGCCAAAACTTGATTAGCTCCAGTTCGACGACCTGTCAGGGTCTGATGCATACCAAGAATAACTGGCCCTAATTGAGTCATACCAATAAGAGGCGATCCACAATCTCCGAAAATAGTAGGAGTCTTGGGGCTTGATGTGCACACTGACATTGTACGGTTCACAGGTTGCGGAATCATCCTTTCCTCCATACGAATTGCTTCAACATCATTGATTTCAGCAAACTTACCAAAGCGATGGTGCACATAAAAACCATTGCACACCAATCCTGGGGCTGGGTAACGCATGAACAATTCAGTCGTATCCATCTTAGGTGGTAAAACACACCAAAAGAATGCAATATCTTTTTCAGGAATACGATAAATCATAGATTCGGATAGAGTAAATGACACATTCTTTCCCACATTGCCCGTACTGGGCTCTTGGGACAAGTAAACTGTCATTTTCTCCGCACTCGGGATACAATGATTATTGGTCATATACACATGTCCCGCGACACACAAAGCTGTAGCGGGATAGTGATAAGCATCAGCTCCTTCTCCGACTTGTGTCTTGATTGCCACCACATTCGGTTGCATCTTGGCTTTAATCTGATCAATACTCAAAGATTGCCAACCTCGACTTTTTGACGGAATCTGGAATTCAGAGAGAATCAACTCTTCTTTAATCCAAGGATTGGGTTTGTCATCTTTTTCAAAGGTAGAAGGGACTGTACCACACGTCTGCACCGCAGGACTAGGCAAAAACTGCTGAGTAATTAAACTCGTAGTTTTCCAAATCCCCCAAACAGACATCAACAATGCACAGAAGCCAACAATCTTCATATCAGCAAACAATTCATATATCTGAGACCCTAGATCTCCAAGAATACGTTTGAATTTTTTGAACTGATAGAGAATCATCAAATCGGATGCTTTTTCTAAAATAGAATCTGCAGCACCCCAAGCTGAGACAGCTACTCCACATGCCATGCATTTTGCAAGAGCGTGAATACCCATCCATGTATCATCAACCCAATCAAGGGTCTTAGTGATCATAGAACGTTTATCTTCAAGCAGACTCTCAAGTTCAGAGTCAGATATTTCAAAAGAGCTACCCGCTGCGACTTCATTGTCATTCGCATCAAAGAAAAGGGGCTCGATTTCACGCTCAGAATCAAAGGGTATCAAGAATGAGTTGGCATCATTTGCATTCAATTGATTGCGAATTTTGACCATAGCATCCATAAACTCCTGCTCAGTTGAACATCCTGCAAAGAGTTCTTGATATTGTTCATCAGATACCTGCAAAGTACATCGCCTAGGCTCACTCACACCATTAAGATTCGCCATAGCAACAAAATCGCGATACATCTTGTCCTTGACAGCAGACATATCAACACGACCAGCTTGAACTTCTTCACATACACACGATTTGATAGGCAAATAACACTTCTTGCAAATTGGTATATGAGCCATTTGTGTGGCTGCAAGTGCAGCCTTCAGTTGATTCTTCTTGAATTCAACTGAAATATTAGAGAAGTATTGAACAAAGTCATTGATCTCTGTAAAACGCAACTTGCGAGAGAATTCAATATTCATTCGCTCCAAGGGTTTGAAATTCTTTATTTCCTTGTTCACAGGTTCACTGTTGATTGATTTATTCTCTTCATCATGAACCTTGACTTTCAATTCAAGGAGATCAATATTCCAAATATTCTGATACTCGCCTTCTTCAACCAATGCTTTGGATGTGTCCAGCATGGATGTACCTTCCAAGCGATATTCATTCTTCAGAGACAGTGAAACCACAAATGGAAATCGACGGCGTACTGCAGCAGGACAGGCAAAATAACTCGAAGCATTCAAATCAGAAACATTCGTAGATGCCAAAACAAGCTCAGGGCGTACGGGAATGACGCCCTTGTCCTCAACAGCAGCCATTGGGGCAATAAGAGTGACTCCATTGCAAAGCATAATAACATCAGCCAAAGTTGGATCCACAGATCCACCAGTAGCTTTATACTGTGCAATATCATCCAGACGAATGCACCACTTGGTAGCATTGTATCCAGAATAAAATTTGTCCAAAGAATTGCGAGTCCACATATATTGTTCGCCCATAGGCTTATTGTGAACTTTAGCATATTGTTGGAAACAAATGTTCATGAACATTGTTTTGGCCACACACGTGGGACCATGCACCAACAAAGTGAAGGGAGGTAAGCGATCTCGCTGAGCTCGCTCTTTCGACAAGAAACGTGCCTCGACAAGGCGTAATTCTCGCATCATTTTCTTCACAGGTTCTTTTTCTCGAGCTCCAGTTGCATACTGCTCAATAGCAGCACCATCGCTGAGAACCTTTGACAATCGAGCAGCAAATCTATGCTCATCTAGACCGTCAAATTTCTGACACTCAACACAAGCCAACTTCTCGGCAGGAGAGTGTTGATCAGCAATGGGACACATCAGCGAAGATGCTCCCATCAACTTCAAGTGATCTTCACACACTCGCATGGCTTCATCAGCCCAACGAGCATAATTTTCACTGGTGTGCAGGAAAGGCATAAAAGAGCCTAATTTAACAGCCTGCATACCACGCTCTAAAACCCATACAATGGATTCAAGCAGTGAAAACATGAAGCCCTCAATTGAAGAATGTTCTTGCCTAATCTTCTTGGCTTCGAAAGTTGAGTAATTCAATTTCTCAAAATTCAAGCCAAAAGATTCAAACAAGCCAAAGGATAAGAAGTAATGCAATAATTTTTGCATCTTTGCCACAAGAGCACAATTCTTAACTCCTTTGTATTGTCCCAGCACAGTCTTAGCGCTGGAGACTACCCAAGAAAATTCAAAACCACCCTGAACTTGGGTGGTATCAACTTCCTCAGATGTAATTTCATTTGTGATGCTTTTCAAAGCATCGTAGATCCACATACTGGATCCTGATAATGCATCTACAATGTTCCTTCTGGAGAACATTTTGAATGCGCGCATAAGCGCTCCAACTATCTGCACAGTACTAGTTGCACTGGCCAGATCTTGTAGAGCCAAGGGGATCGCCTCAATCACATTGAAAATAATATCAATGATTTTTTGGGTTTCTTCATCCTTGATTCCACGGAAAGCAGCAATTTTCGTAATTGCTGCATCCACCAAATGTGAAAACATACCGGTAGGGCCGGATTGCACATTGGTTTGCTCATTTGTGAGCTCATACACATCTTGAGAAACAACTTGATCAATAACGGTTTGGAAATTCATTTTAAAACGGAAAATGAATAGGTTGTAACTGAAGCTTTGGGTGTTATTTAATGCATATACTGCAGGTGTATGCCATACACCAGAGGAGTCGGGACTATATTTATTTACCGGACTCGAATGTTATCTTAAAATAATGATTTCATACCCGAAAGGGGGATCATAAATTCGTGAATATAGGGAAAGGGTTTTAACAGCTCTTCTTACTTAAACAGTGACACAATGTCATCAGGTTCAGAAGCCAGTAGTTTAATACCTTAGTTAGTACCTACATTTTTATACAAGAGCTAGATTATCGTAATCTAGTTAGTAATATCTCCAATTGGAGACGAAATTGATCATCAAAATCCGTGATAAGGGGTGTGGATTTTTGTATACAAATATATAAAATTTTTATTTTCTTTTTGTCCACAGATTTGACATTAAACGCATAAAACAAACATTTTTTAAGTCTTTGAATAATACATATAATACATATAGAAGGGTTCTCAATTTATTTGATATTCCAGGCATAGAGATAAGCCTGGACTGTTCAATTTATTTATAAGGGTCATGAACTAGACCCATTGCAAAATAGTTTACTAATATCAATCGAAACATAAAATTGAAAGATAGATAATACCGTCAAGCAATCTTTTAACACTTGATGTAAGGGGCTCTACTTGAGAGAATTGCCCAAACATTTAGTTATCGCAAGATTCAAGACGAGCAAATCA